TCTTTTGCTCCCATTCTATTGTTAGGATGAGCATCTGACAGATCAATGACACGAATTTTACCTTCTTCGGATGCCTCATCAAGAACCTCATTTATCTTTGAGGTATCAGTTGCCATAAAAGGCCCTCGTTTTAATGCTTTAAATGATATATTGGTTTCATTACCAAAGATTTCTCTTGGATGAATAATATTAAACGTAACCATTTGAGTATTGTTATTAATTTTTACTAACTCCATGTCTATTTCTTTATACACTTTACCTTTAAATTTTAGACCATGTGCAGTTACAAGTTTCTGAACCTTACTACCAGCAACTGCTTGTTTTGCTCTTGCTTCACCAAGTTCAACAGATTCTTTTACAGCATTTTTCTTGCCGTGATCCATAACCTTTTTTCCCATAGGTGTAAGATTACCCTTTTTATCATACATAGTGTTAATAAGTTTTTTTTCTTCGGCACTTAATTCATTAAGTTCAACAGATTCTCCACGCATGGAAGCCAAAGATTTTTGTGTGGAAGTCATTGTGCGAGTAGGTTTCTTACGTCCAGTTTTTGTACGGCCCATCGCGGCATCATGTTTGTTGTTTCTTTCGCGCTCTTGCTTGAGCCAATCACCTTTCATTTTAGGTGCTTTTTCATCAAGAGATTCTTTTACCAATCTAGTCATGTTTGCTCCCATATCACCCATTGCCATTGATACTTTACCATCTCTATCATAGAGGTAATGTTTTACTTTTGCTGCACCTTCGCCTTGTTTAACCAAAGTAATTTTTCCAACTTTAGATTTACCAACAATAGATTTAAATGTTACTTTAAATGTTCCCTCTTGCTGTTTTGAAATTGAAGAACCGTATTTTATTTTTACTGTGTCGCCTTTTTTCAGATCATCAAATGTTGATTTGAAATCTGTAGCCTCATCAAGTTCAACAGATTCTTCAAGTTCAAATGCATCAAGTTCTTCTTCTATTTCTAAAAGTGCCTCAAGAAATTCCTCTTGAGTTACGTCATCTTCATTTCTAGTTTCGTTTTCTTTTATAAATTGAAAAATATCTTTCATCTTATTTGCCCTTTACTTTTGCTGCTAAGTCTGAGTCTGCTTTGCCCCAAGTACCACTTGACTTAGTTACAAATGAATTTACTCTTGCCATACCCCATTGTTGTGGAGTCGTTCCTGGTCTATGTCCTGTGCGCCATGCTGCCACACCTCTATTATAAACTTTCTTTAAAATACCTACTGGCATTCCAGATTTTTCTGCTTTGTTTTTGAGACCTTTAGTATTCTCATTCACATCTTCTGGTACACAATTTGGAACATTTTTACCTTTTTTCTTTTTCATTCCAACTTGTTTGTAACCATCCCAACAGTCCTCATCATACATCTGCTTGAATTTTTTTGTATGTTTAGAAGGTTTAGTTTTTGCATCGGCATCCCCAGGTGCTGGTTTATATGCACGATCATTATCATCATCCATCTTTGCACCTTTTTTGAAATGTGCATCTCTTTTACTTTTTGTGGATTTTGACATATCACCAGCATAATACTTTGCTGGTTGAGTACCCTCTTTATCTTTAATATCTGAGTCTTGGGCTACTTCTTTTACTTTTTTCTTACTAGGAATATAGTTTTTTTCTGCTTCCTTACGATATGAATCTGTTCCAAGTTCATTCACTCTTTCTTCAATAGGCTCAACTGAAGTAATCCACTTACGAGTTGTTGTACCATCTTCCTTTTCAAGAATCAAATAATTTGAACCTCTTAATTGGATAATTGCTTGCTCTTGAATGTTTGTAATCATAACCATATCACCGACATTAAAGATATTACCCTCAACAAACTGTTCTCTTATATCAGACACACTTTCCAGTTTGACATGATTGTCAAACTCATTTGCTTCTTTAAGGCCCATACCTTTTCTTACTGCATTAAACAATTCTTTTGCATCTTTGTCCGACATAGTTGTAGGTAGACCCTGTGCAAAAGATACAAAATCATTGTCTTTTGCCGCTGCGCGTTGTTTAGTTCCAGAAACACCTTGAACTCCTTCAGAATCTGGATCACGCTGTCCAGCACTAATAACACTTATTGTTTTAAAATTATAGAAACCATGCTTTCCCTTAACACCATTATATTTTTGAAGGCGAGTGTCAAATTCATCTACTCTATCACTACCCACCACCATAACAAGATTTTGGAAACCTTCATCATGCATTGCGCTTGCCGCGCTCCATGCATCTTTCACTGATGTATTCATCATAATACTACGCGATTGTTTAGGAAACATCTTACGCAAATATTTAACTTTTTCGTTGTATGATAATGGATTTTTTTTATCATCATTAGTTTGAGAAACATAAACTCTGTAAGGATTACGACTTGCTTTTTTACTAAGAGCATTAAGTATGAGACCGTGACCAGCAGTAGGTGGATTCATTCTACCGAAAGTAAAATATACTGTCTTTTCTTCTTCTACTAGATATTGCTTAAATGATGTAAAATTAACTGCCACGTTTCTCAGCCCCTGTATCTGGCGAAGTTTTATTTACTTTACCGAATCTTTCTTTTTCTCGCTGTCTCACAACAGGCAACATCTTCTTTGCAATCGCTTTAATTCTAGGTTGCATTTTAGCAATTCTTTTTTCAATTTCAATTTTACGCGCTGTACTCTGATCTTGCTTATCTGCGCCCTTTGTAAACTTCTTAATAAGAACTTTCTTCGCCGCTTTTTCAGCCCTTTTCATCAAATCACCTTGAGTTGCTTTGCGCCGTAATTTTTTCTCTCTCTTAATAGCATTTCTCTTGGCATGTCTCTTAAACATTCTACTACGAGCAAGACGTTGCTGCATATTTAAAACTTCATCAAGGTTATCTGAGTTATCGCTTTCCTCTGATTCAACAGACTCTTTAAAATTCTTGCTGATCTTTTTACCGATTTTAATGCCTAAATCATTGCCAAGTTTTACAAGTGCATTCAAGCCCTTGCCAGTTTGATATGCTGATTTAAGCATACCTATCATGATATCTGTTGAAACTTTTGCGGCGGTTGCCAACATTACAATCTCTGCCATTGGTGGCATATCTTCAGTTAAGTTTTCTGAGTTATCGCTTTCCACAGATTCTTTTGCTGCCATTACTGGTTTTCTGTTATCCTTATAAGAGGAATAACTTTTAGGAAGTCCATCAAACTTGTCTCTCCTAAATCTTAAATCTTTTCTCTTTGCATTTTTTACTTCATTCCCATAATCTTCATCACCCTTATCGGCACTCTGCCCAAAGGCAGAACTTCTCATGGCATCTAAATCTTTTTGAAGTTGTTTCATTCTGCTTTGGGTCTTGCGGTTGACCATGCGAGAACCTGGTCTCATCTGAGCAAGTTCATCAAGTTCTTCGCGAATTTTTTTGATTTCATCTTTATGCCTAAGTCTTGCTTTTCGCAAATCAGCATTTCTGTCTATACGATCTTGTTTTCTATCAAGAGGTGTTTCTTCAGATACAGAAGGTTTATCATGGGTATATCCCATTTTCTTCATTCTTAAATGATCTTCTTCTTTTTCTGCTTTGTAACCTTTACCCGTTTTTGGGTCATACATCATATGTGGTTTAAAGTCTTTTGACTCGAATAATTGCCTGAATGTTTTCATTAGTTCCTACCTGCTTTGTCCCATCCTTTTATAATCTCTGGAGAAAAGTTGTTGTATGAAAATTCCATACGATCAACAAGTTTCACCGCTTCACCACCAAGTTTATCAATTGCTACATAACCTTCTTCACCAGTAACCTTAAATCCATCTTTGGTCTGAACAAAGGTATCTATTTTCTTCATACTATTAAGGTTATTTATAAGTTTTAATTTTACAACTACGATCAATTTTTGCAAATCAAACATTTTTTTAAGGTTAGATTTGTTTTTTGGTGAGAAAAACTTCAATAATTCATCTCTTTTTTCGGCTTGGGCAGTCTTACCTCTGTCAGATTTTCTCTTATCAATTTCTTTCTGAAACCGCATCTTATGCCAATCAATAAGATTATCAACATGCTGGTGTGTATCGTCCACAGTTTCACCCTTGCGAACATAGGTGTTATTAAATGTTTCTATAGATTGAGCAAGGTTTTTATTACCTTCAAGATATTTAAGAGTGGACGATGAAATAGAATTAAATAATCTACCTATCTCAGATAAATTCTGATTCACATCATTTGTATCTTTTTCACTCATTGTGACATGACTAACACCTCTCAATAAGGCATCTTGGCTCCAAACATTCTTTGATGTTTTAAATCCACTTACATCAACATCATAAACTGCGTTCATATCTTCAAACGCATCACCGACATAAGAAGTATGCCATACAATTCCGATCTTACTATTCAGTACATTCTTGGCAGTATCTGAATCAGCGTCTATCGCGTATAGTATGGTATTGGGTTGAAAGGTGACGTATCTTTTTCCATGAATCGTTTTTGTTGACAAATCGTTTCTGGAATATAAGAAGTCTCCTTGGACCACACCTTTGATGCCCAACTCTGGCAAGTACTTGAGTGCGTCTTGTAACTTAGCATTAAGATCACCAGAAGTATCAGCATCAATATCAGTTGCAGATTTATAGACTTTAGAGTTTTTGTTGAATATGCTTTTTTTGGCAACAAAAAAGCGGTTATCACTCGGATCAATACCAGCAAATATAGCAGGAGAACCATCCCATTTAACACTTACGTTTCCTTCCTTAACTCCACTCAGCACATCTCGCATATCACGTAACGCAAAAATCGCTTGTCTCGTACCATTCACACCACCATATAACACTTTATCTTCAATATGCCTCATATGCATATTCTTTTTATTACTTGCAGAATTTACAAAGTCTTTCATAAAGTGTCCTTCACTTGTACTTAAAATTGTATATTATTTATATAAAAAAACCCTCACTTTAAATGAGGGTTTGATGTGATCCTATCAAGATGTTACTTGATAAGGTTTATTCCACTTTCCGATATTGATATCAATATACCAACCAACATCAAAATAGTCGGTCATGATATCAGAATTGTCGTGGTTGCCATTCATCATAACATCTTTGAGTTTGGTCAAGAACTTTTCAGCAACACCACTATAATGACTTGCAATCCAGTAGTGGTTTACATTGTCATGGGTAGAACCAAAATCAATTGACCCTTGAGACAAGTTAACTACGAGTGTGGAATGATTATCTACACCAATAGAACCTTTCATACCGTACTCTTTCAGTACGGCTTTAATCGCGGGAGCGAGAGATTTTTTCTTTTCTTGAGACATATAAGCCATTTGGAAGCCCTTTCAGTGACTAGTGATTCTCTTTACTCTTATAAACTAGCATAACAAACTTGCCGTGTCAATAATTAAATCTTCAAGTTGATCGTGAACTTCATCAAGATCATCAAAAACATAAGATTCAAATGTCACTGTATCATCTGAATTTATTGTGTAAGTCACATCATAGCCGTGTGCAAACTCATCCAACATATCATAGTTAAATGTAGAATTTGGTTGAATTGTAAAACCGTAAGTCATAGTTTCTTTTCTCCATGTAAATTCTTGGCATCAAAGGTCAAAGGAGTCCAAAGTGTACTGAAACCCATTTGAGCCAAAGTAGTTAAAGTCTCGGCAAACCAAACCTCATAGAAGTTAGGATCATGCTCTTTCAAACTTCCTTGATTGTGAAGCATATCATACCGCTTAATTTCTTTGACGATCAAAGGCGCATTTGCCAACCGCGCATCACATAGTGCTTTCCGCTCTGCCCGATTACCGACATAACTAGGAACCTTTGTAAGAAACCAAACACCTTTTGCTACCGTATCACCAAACAGTTTTTGAATATCTTCCATTTCAACATCTGTATCTTCTACAGTGTCATGAAGAACCGCGATAGTACCAGCAAGTTCAATATTGGCTTTATCAAATCCAATATTGGCAAGATGATCCATAACCATACTCGCAACAGCGATAGGATGAGTCACATAATCCTCACCAGTAAATTTCCGCTTTTGACCAGCATGGGCAACAGTCGCAAATTTAACAGCATCATTATAATTCATAGTCATGAAGAACCCTCCAACTTTAAAGACATTAGAACCATTACCATCATACCCATGGCAGGAACTGTCAATTCAAGTAAAAAGAAACTTACTGAACATAACAGAAATATTAAAGTTGACGATTTCATAAGATTCTCCTTTCAAAGAATATATATCATATGGGCTATGCCTTGTCAAGTATATAAATACAGTAAACCATGTTATAAAAACGGATATTACAAATGAAAACATTTCAGCAGTTCAGTGAAGCATTTGATACCAAAGTCAAATGGAAAACTATAAAATAAACCAGAATTACTTTCTTCCTACATCTATACACATTGCTACAATAGCAAATACTATAGGGACTGCAACCATAAGAATAATAATTTCATTCGTCATTTTAAAAATTCTCCTAGTGAATTGGTGTTCTCAATTCGGTCTTTAGCGATATTATAATAGTCTTTGTCTAGTTCAATACCGATAAAGTCTCGGCCTAAGTTTTTTGCCGCAACACCTGTTGTTCCACTGCCCATGAAAGGGTCTAGGATTGTGTCGCCTTCGTTGCTCCATGAGATAATTTGATCGTTTGCTAACTTATCAGGAAATGCCGCTGGGTGCTTAGTGCCAACTTCAACACTATTTCCACCACCTACAACATATTTAAAGATATTACTTACCTTAACTTCTCCCGTAAGTGAAACTTTTATCTTTTTAAAGTTTCCATCTTTGTCTCTAGTAAAACCCTTAACCCTCTCAGTACGTTTATCATTCCACTTATTTTTTCTTGTTCTCATAATAGGATTAAAAGTTTTGGGGGTTCCTTTTGACCAAACAAACATATATTCGAACTTTTGGTAGTATCTATTACTACCGCCCACAGGTGGTGGGTTGTCTTTTTCATACATCATTGTGTCGTGCAGATTAAATCCACACTCCATAGCCCATAACGCCTGTTTAAATGATGTGCCTGTTTCACTACCCTTCATCGTCGCATCACCAACCACCCAAACAACAACACCACCATCTGTTGTAACCCTGTGTAGGTCAGTTATAACATCCTTCCAAACGTGTTCACCCCATTGCTCATTATTGCCGTTATAAGTGCGTAGATTGTCATAAGGTGGGCTAGTAACTGTTAGGTCAACAGAACTATCAGGTATTTCTTTCATGCGACAGCAGCAATCACCTTGCATCAAATTAATAATTTCATTCGTCATTGTCATGAGTCCCAAAATCACCATTATTTACTAGAATAAACACACAATGCACTACTATGTAAATGCAGCCTATATTCACAAAGATTTCTGAAGTCATCTTATTCTCCCCTTATAGTTTTAAAGGTTTCATTACCAATCATGAGCGTAATACA